ACCTTCTCAGGATTACTAGGTCTATACCAAGCTGTATGTTCATTAAGAAAAGTTTTATATTCTTCTAAGAACTTCCAAGATCCTTTATCATTAATATAATCTTTAAGTGATGCTCCTATTTTACATATAGATCCTTCTTCAAACCAGTATTGGTTTATAATTTTACCCATATGAAAATAAGAGGATGCTATCTGTCTCTTTTTTAGTATTGCAACATGTTTATGATTAAGTTCTGCTATAATTTCATACATAGCCATATGATATTGAGCATCTCTTACTTTTGCAAATCCATAATGTTTTTCTTCTTTATCAAAGATTGGAAGAAAATTTAACCACATGTAGTAATCTCTAGTTAAATACCAATGTTTATCTCCTTCTTTATATAATACTCCTACTCTACATTTATTTTTTTGATCTTCCCAATAAGTTGTAAAATCCTTAGATCTAAAAGGTGCATCACAATAGTATCCTTCTTTAGTAAATTTTTTAGCTTCTGCATTAAACTCAAAAGCCATGTTAGTAAAATTATACTCACCTGGCTCTTTAAATATAGATTCTAAATATTCTCTAAAAATAACATCATTGGAAAATTCTGTTGTACTCCATTTCCCATTTTCATATGTAGGAATAATTCTACTCATATCTTACAATTGCATATATATCTCCTTCTTGAACTAATAAATGTTCTTCACCTTGGTGAGTCATTGGTGTTGGCATAGCATGTTCTGCATATTGAACAATGTCACCTACACTTATTTCATCAATACCTAAACCAACGCCTACTACTGTTCCTTTGTATGTTACTTTTTGTGCAATTGTTGGTATAATTATTCCTGATGCAGTTTTAACTTCTGCTTTTATCTCCTTTATTAATAACTTCTTTCCTACTGGTACTACTATTTGATTTTTCATCTATTGGTTTTATATTTTTGAAATTTATTTCATCCCAATAGCAGAAATGCCATTGAGTCTTTTTGTTGTTTATCATAGTTGATCGTATGCTAATCCTGCGCCTCCACGTACTGAACTTTCTTGTTCATTTTGCATATCCGTAAATGCACCTTTATATGATTGTCTTATTTGCTCAAATTTTGCAGCTGCATTAACCATTGAGTTTATATTACCGTCTCTCCCGTGCTCTATTGGTGTAACTTCCATATATCTACCCAATCTATCAAGCATAGATTTAATACCCACATAAGCTCTGAAAGTAGGTGTCTCATACATTTTTTTACACATGTCTAAAGCATATCTAATTTTTGGATCTTCAGTAGATTCCTCTAATTTAATTTCTTCAATGATTATATCTTCTTTTTCATGTTCAGGTAAATTAAAAAACGGATTCATATCTGGATTAGGACAACTCATATAAAATACATATTTATATACTTGTAAATATGTATCAGGATACTCATCCATTATACTTTTCAAGAAGGGTAACGTATAACAATGTTCTGTTACTACCACCTTATTGTTTTGTATATCAAATAACTTTACTATCATAGTTTTATATTTTTATAATCCATCTATGAGTGCTTTTACTTCACCATATGTTTCAGTAACATAAATTGGTACTGATGAACCATCTATAAATATTGTACGTACATCTAATATACTACCATTTAGTTGATATGTTGCTTTAACTGCATTTAATGAAGTAGTTTTTATAGCTATAAGTGCTTGGGTACCTTGTACTACATACATTGTAGGTGGATCTGTAGCAGGTCTTTGAGCTGCTACAAAAACTTCTGTTAATTGGAATGATGCCATAATTTATTTTTTAAGTTGTTCTTCTTGTTCTTAAATATTGACCTAATGTAATTATAGGTCTTTTAATTAATGCTTGTTTTCTTTTTTCTAATCTTGTTTCTGTCTTGGTAATCATTTCTTAATTGGGTTATCTTTTAACCACATTACTAATGAATTTACTTCATCTTTTAAATATGGTAGTTCATATATTTTTATCTCATCTAAAACAGGTTCCCCATTTACATGTTCATTAATTGGATAACCAAATTTATCTTCACCAACTTGTTTAAATTTAACATGTTGTATTGTAAGTTTACCTATCTTTAATTTGGGGTTGTGCTTCTTAATAATATACGCATAAATACTCAATTGTAAGTTATAATGATTTAAATTACAATCATCTAAATGATTAAGCGGTCTAAACATTTTATTTGTAATACCTTCCCAGTTAGTAAAACCTTTTTTCTTTATTTCTTTATTTGTTTTGTAATCATTGATATTAATATAACCATTAACTACTTCAACTACATCTGCTTGTCCACATAAAGCAATTGATTTAAGATATACTAAATGTTCAGGATATACTCCATCAACTAATTTTTGATTAGGTGATACTTTCATTCCTTCTTCATCTTCTATAGGTTTGATAATAGGTACTTCTACACCTTGTCTTCCAATAGTATCTAAACCTAACATATCTGATTCTCTTTGATCATGATAGAAGTTTCCTAAAGTTATAGCCCTTGTTGTTTCATTATCCCATGCTGCTATAATTTCTTTAGGAGTCATACCATACCACTTAGACCTTTTATTTTTTGAGGATTTCTTTGCTTGCCCATCCCTGTCAAATTTTGGTTTAAATTTTCCTATAAAAGAAGTTACACCAGTCCAACTAATGTTGTCTTGATCATTACTTTCATAGATATGTCCTTCTTCTTTAAATGTTATTGCCATTAGTCTTCATGTTTTAAATCTGCTGTTGTATTAGTACAATAATCATGATTCATTTTAAATGTAATTGTAGAAGAGTCTATAGCTTCTTCTTGCTCATCAACTTCTAACAATGTTATAGCTTCTTCACTTGATATCATTCCACCAATTAATAATTCACCAACTATTTCCTCTTTACTTAAGCTCATCTTCTTTTAATTTAATTTGTTTATTAATTAACTCTTCTGTTTCTTCTGGCATCAATGCATCCCAATATCCTTTAGGGCATTCACTAGATAATGATCTAACTTTAAAAGATAAACTACATCCACAATCAGAACAACAAGGTTGTGTACCAGGAGCTAAACAATCAGTTCCTTTTGCATCAAATAATGAACATCTAATACACACCTGATATCTCTTTGTTGCTACTGCCTCTACATGTTCTTTTTTAAATATATTATTCTTAATTCCTTCAGCTATTGCATCTAGATTTTTAAAAGCTTCTATATATTTAGACCATTTACTTGACATTTCTAAAGTCTTTTTTATTTTTTATATCTTTTTCCATTTGCAACATAGCTTTTTCCATTTGATCTATATTAATTTGAACATCTTCGCTTTTTGCAAAACCAACATAAGTTCTCTTAGTTAAATTACCTAAAAAACTTTTATTTTTTTTAATTGCTTTTTCTAATTTATTTTTTCTCAAATAAAAAGTACCTAACCCTTCAATATTAATTCTAGGGTAATCTAAACTAGAAAGTTTTTTTCTAACTTTAGCATAGTAAAAAGTTATAAAATCATCTACTACTGATTTGTGAACTCCCACTTCATCAGCAATATCTTCTCTAAAACTCTTATGACTTTTAGGATTCAAGCCCTAATATTTTATAATCTAATAAAACTAAACCTTGAATCTGAATATTAAGACCTTTACTAAGCGAAATAGTTTTTTTATTTACTCCATCTTTAGTAATTAGGTTTTTTTTCTCTGCTTTAGTTATTGCATTTCTAGCTGATTGAGGACTTTTAAATATACCTTGGTCTACTAAACTTATACAAAATTTAGTTAATTCAACCCCATTATTTTTAGATAACTCAGTAAGAAATTTTAAATCAGAATTGCTAATTAATATATTTTCAAAAAAACAATACGTAACTAACTGATACTGAATGCATTTATCCTTATCAACTTTTAATTGTAATCCAACATTATTTACTAGTGCCATATTATAAACTTAAAATCATATCAACTAAATCAGGATGAGGATAACAATCTGATTTATCCTTTCTAACGTTGGTATGTGTTAATAATCCTTTTACCTTACCGTAATATGCATCTTCTACAAAATCAAAACCTTTTGTTGGTCCATATTTTTGTATAAATTGTTTTAGGCCTATCCTAACATCAATTTCATCTCTCTCTCCAACAAACCTTATCCACTTTTCAGTTGCTTTAATTTGTTCTTCAGAATAGTTGTGCCAATTTAAATAACCTCTAAATGGTTCAGCTAATGTTTTGATTTGATCAGGTTTGCATTTACTTTTTACATATGTCTTTAAATTTGAATCTAAATAACCCATGTTGCAAATTTCTAATCCAACAGAATGACGATTCATAAAACCAGATCCAGTTTTACCTAAATGATAACCTTGATTACCTGTTGGGAAAGCTTGTACCATGGTTCCATCATATTCCATATCTCCATTTCTATGATTAGGTCCCCCTAATACAAACTCAGTAGCAACACGCCCCCTCTTATCTCTTGACCAATAATCTATACATGCATATGGATTAGCATTACCAGCAGTATGGTGAATAAAAACATATTCATTTTTTACTAAGCCTTCAACGTATTCTTTTTTAGGCAAAAAATGTTTATGTATTATCTGATCATAGTTAGTAGTATAGTATTGAGAATATATATCTGTGTCTTCATCAATTTCAGATGGGATTGCATATTCCAGATTTAAGATTAACGACCACATGTCATTATCAACTATACCACTTACTGCTAAGTTTTTGTCTAGTTGAAATCTTTCTACAGCTTTTTCAGTATTAGGTCCAAACATACCATCAGCTTTTAACCCTAGTTTATTCTGTAGAGCTGCAACTTCTGATCCATTACTTCCTATCTTAAGTTGTCTCATGACTACTTAATTTTAGATGCTGCAGATTCCATAGCGTCTTTAAATGCTTTTGCTTCATCTGAGTCAGGAGAAACAGCACCATCTTTGTTTTGTTCAGCATATTGCTGTGCCATAAACATTTGTGCTTGCATTCTTTCTGCTCTAGCTTTTTCAATTGCAGACAACAACATTTCATAGTCAGCTTGCACTTCTAGATGAGGTATGTTGTCTTTATAAAATTCTGTAATTTCTGCCCTACGTGTAGCTAATTCTTCTTTACTAAGTTGTGGGTCTTCTTGATTGATTTCTTTACTTGCCATTATAATTAGTTTAAATTAATAATAACAAATATATAAAAATAGTTTAAATAAAAAAAGTTTAAAGACTATTTCTTTGATTTAGCCCCACTACATTTCCATCTCTTACGAGATAAATTGTTTGGAGTATTAGGATCATTTTGTTTTTTCTTAGATACCCTTTTCTTTATTCCTAAACTTCTAGCACAGTAGCTGTCACCTTTAGAAGTCCCAGGTTTTACTCTGGGACCTCCTCCTTTTGCTTTTCCAGCTTGTCCATAACTAACCCGTTTACCAGATTTAGTAACTTTGACTTTTGCTTTACCTTTTCTTGGTGTTGCCATTACTTTTTAGCTTTAGCTTTAGCGGTTTTAGATAAATCTTTCATATGCACTAATGGTTTACTGGTTTTAGTGTGAGTTTTACCAGTATGTAATTTACCATTTGACATTTTGTGACTAGTGCCTTTCCATTCCTTACCATCTTTGGTATAGTGTTTTACGCCTTTCATTATAAGTCAGCTACTTGAGATGATGAAAGAACTATCCAATTAGTACCATCAGACCAAATTGTCACTGATGCATATACTTTCTCTAATACAAAATTAGCTCCACCATTAATTGTTTCTGATCCTTGTGCATC